GAGGCAAGTACGGAACAGGCCCTGCGGGTCGCCAGGCCAGGCGACCCCCAGGGAAGTTCCGCGCCCCCAAGCGAACGGGGGGCGAATGCATCGATGCCGCTTTTCAATATCGACGTAGTTAGCGCCGGCATTGTGACTCCGAGTAGTCTGCGACATCTTTGCACCTTGGAAACACGTTCGGTGGCCGAAAGTGGCGCAACCGCAGCCGCCAAAGAGGGTCCGATCGTGTGCCATGGTGGAGTACCTGTGGACACCCTGAAGACCTTAGCGGGTATACACCCGCTAGGGGCAACATGGTGGACACGGGTCACTCTCACCTTCTCTGGAGCTCCTACCAAGGGAGGGAAGGGCTCCTGCTCAAAGGAATGCTGGAACTTCACGAAGAATGACTCCTCCGCGAAGACTCCAGAATCGCGGGATACGAACGACTTGGATCGGTTAAGTTGGAACCCAACCGATGCACAAGCCGCTGCGTATTCCGCGATCTGCTGTTTCGACATGATTGAGACCATGTCGTCACCGCATATCCTCACCTTCTGAAGTGCTTTTGTGAAACGGCCTCCACCTAAGGCCTTCCACGCGCAAAAGTAATTCAAGAGGTTGAGCAGGAACCACGTCAAGGGCCCGCCCATCAAGATCCCACGGGTGTTTACCCACGGCTCCTCGGAGTCGGAGTGTACCTCGTGTGGCCCCACTAGTGTTAGGAGTCGATCGACGGTTGAGCTGGGAAGATCCCAGCCGCCCCGTCCAAAGACCCCTTTCACCAATGAGGCCGCGGCGTCTTGATGGACGAAGTCTGTGGCATTGGAGAGGTCAGCCGAGTAAACCCGGTCGACATCTCTAAAGACACCCTTGACTACTTCCCTCACGGATTTCAGCTTCTGCCCGGACAGCACGGTCCGGACAGGAGGGAACTTGCCAAGCGCCCCGAAGGCGAGTTGCCGTGCATATTGGCCAAGGACCACCTCCCGAAGGGGGTGGGCCGTGACCACCCTGGTTTTCACACCAGGTTCAATGACGACAGCTCGACGGACGGGATGTTTGGAGGAGGGGTCAACCTCCTCGACCAAGGTGGCTAGCCGGTCGATGTCTTGAAGACAGGAGATCGCCGGAGTTCGAGCAAGCTCGTTCTCCGGCGGTCCGATGGCCCGGGCGCGATCGCCCGGACTTAGGTCCTCAATTTGTCGACAACGTGGCACGGTAACTGCATTCTCGTGCCACTCGGCTAGCGCCGCCAACTG